TCAGCATACTTCTTTGACTCATCAGCACATTCTTTACATTTCTTCATTTTTCCTCCTGTATTTTTTGTTTTAGTTCTTTTAGATAATTAGCCATGCTTCCATTATCATATTTTTCAATTTCCTCATCAATCAACTCCAAAATCCTTTTTCTTTCTGCTTCACGAATTTCTTCATCTTTCATTTTAATTTATCTCCTGCAAGGGTGTCTATTTCTTCAACCATTACTGCTTCATCACCATCATAAATCCCTTCATCATTAGGAACTTCAACTGCTTTTTCCTTCAATCTCCTTATGAATTCTTTGACATCTTCTTTTAAAATCCATTCAATAGGCTCTTCGTGCAAATCCAAAATTAATGGTTTTTTTCCTTCAATATTTATTTTCTCACTTAAATTAAATTTATCTTTCATTTTAAAAAAGTCCTCACTATAAGATTAGCAAACCAGACAATAAGAAATAAAGCCATGATAGCCCAAGGAATTTCCCAAGCCTCTAACCACGGCGGTTCTCTTATTGTATTACCAAAAAATAAAGTTCCTTTTGGGTATTTATGTCCAAATTTCATTTTTTCTCCTTTTTTTTAAGAGCTCTTATATATCTCCTCAGATACTGAGCCATAGTTTCCCCTCTATATGATGGAAATATTTTTCTTAGATGTTTCCAATCCTGATAATTCATTCTTATTACTATCTGTTTCATAGTATAACTAAGAATAACATCCTTATAAATATATGTGTTCTCTAGAATATAGTTTTCCATGCATCATCTTTATTCACTTTCGCTGCTGAGACATCTTTCCAAGCATCATCAACATTTACTTTGATTGCAGAGACAGTTTTCCATGCATCATTTACATTTACCTGCATGTTTGTTCCTGCTGCTCCTTCTGTATAATAGACTTTAACTTGTAAATGGTCTATGCAAGGGTTGGCCGCTATATTTTCAACCCTTGCTCTAAAATTCGCATTACTGAATTCACTATCACTCCAAGTTCTTCCCCAAGTATCAGAAGAGTTCCCATAGATTTCAGTGCTTTCGTCAGGCAGTCCTGGAAAAGTATTTTGTTTATTTTCAGAAGTATAGCTACTCCCGCCGTCCCAAGATAATTCAACTTCTATGTCAGCAGGAAATCCCATACCCCCACCACTCCCTTCAATAGAAACTTCTATTCCGTCAATAGTTGCGCCTTCAGGAACTCCAAAAGTGAAGTCATAATAATCATGCAAATCCCCCTCACTGACAGAATATGCAAGATAATTATCACTACTATAAGCACTAGTGGGCTCAACCCAATCAATATAATCATCCCCTTCACTAGTTGGAGATTTAAATCCTGTATCTGCCATTTTAAGCTGTGTATTTTAGATAAACTGTGCCCTGTGTCCAGCCTGATGCTGCACCAGGACTATCTTCTGTCCCTATTAATATGTTTCTGAAGATTGCTGAGCCAGAGGTATCATTATCTGATGTAGTGAGAACAGTTGAACCTGAAATTATTCCAGAAGAACTAATACTATTTTGTGTTAAAAGAGTGCCATGAGGGTCTAATGCATCTGAAATATGGGTTCCCAAAGAAACAGTAGCACTTCCGCTTGTAGCAAAAGCCGAAGCTGTTATATGCTCCGCAGCTACATAACCTGTTAAATTATCGTGATTAATATCTGTTGTAAGATTGTGAGTATTAGTTAAATTATCATGGTCTATATCAGTAGTTAAATTATGAGTTCCAACTAAGTCCCCATGAGCTATTTCAGAGCCAGAAGTTACAAAAGAGCCAGATAAAGACTGAGCGAGATATGTTCCAGTCATAGAACCTGAAAGTGTCATAAATGTAGGGCTTCCACTGAGTTCAAAATCTCCGTAATCAGCGGAAGCGATGTAAGGAAGTGAACCTGAAAGAGATTGTGCTAAATAAGTGTTTGTCATACTACCGCTTAAATCCATAAAAGTTGGAGAGCCTGAAAGTTCAAAATCTTCATAATCTGTTATTGGAATATAAGCTAATGAACCAGATAAAGATTGTGCTAAATATGTATTGGTCATACTCCCCGATAAACTTTCATACAAAAAACTACTTGAAAGAGCACTAAAAACAGGGTCTGTTTCTGTGCCTGCTGGAACTGCCTGCCAGGTCACATTTCCAGCACCATCTGTTATTAATGTTTGATTTGCTGTTCCATCAGTATATGGAAAGGTATAACCACCAGGAACTTCTTTAGTTGCTATCGCTTTTTTAGTTGCAGAAATATCTGGAAGAACTAAAGTGTCTTCTCGTGATTGTGGAAGTGTGGGTTTATTCCTATTAATTAAAGAATTTATTCCAGGCTTTCTTCCACTACCTTGACCACCCATTATAATCCCCTCTTTAATTTTTCTTGAACTAAATCATCATCCTGAACTTCTAATTTTGGGCTTTCTGTTTTTTGTTTAGTTGTTCCTGCAGTAATTCCTTCAGTTACAGGCCAATCCTCTTTCAACTCTTTTTCCCCAAGTGTTGCAGCATCACTTTTAACAGTCATAAAAATAATTAGAAACAGAACTATAAAAAACTTTCTAAACACCCTGGATAGTATAACCGGCTTGTGGGTCTGTCAATATTATTTCTCCTTCTTCCCACGCTCTAATTTTTACTCCTATTCCAGGCTCTGTAATTTGAACAGTAGTTATTGGAGCGAACTGTTTCCAAGTAGCAACCCTATTTGGAACAATCATCACTGCAAAGTTCTCTGTAGCGTTATTGCTTACAACTAACCTATATCCAAGAAGTTTCATAAGCACACCTTGCTCTAATCTATCTCCAGCCCATCCGGTCCAGGAGGTTCCTTTGGTTACAATAAGTAGGCTCATCAAATCCTTATAATCGGCTGGATGCATGAGAATCACCAGGTTGCTTATATCATAATTATATGTTCTGATAGCTTTAGCTCCAGATAAGATGTCTACTATTGGGTTTCCATTAGTTGTGTCTCCCCATCCTGTTCCCATCGCAGCACCAGACAAAGCAAGACCCCCACTGAGTTGTCCATATATTCGGCTATCTACTTGTGATACAACAGCTCTTGTAATATCTCTTACATTAATAGCAAGCATATCTAAATCACTATCTCTCACATCTTCCCAAGCCAACCAAGGACTTTCAAACATATATTTCCTTACATAAGAAGTATTTCTTGTAGCGGATTGTTCACCAACCTCTGGTAAAGCAAGCTGTGATATTCCTGGAATTTGAGAACTCGTTATTCCAGAAGTATCTGTGCTATCTAATGTGCCAGAAGTCTTTTGATACCATCTGATTTCTCTTGCAGAAGTAGGGCTCACACTAAGAAATTTTTTAAAGATAAACTCTTCATCAGCGAAACCTTTAGCTAGTTTATCTATATCTATACCTCTTAAATCTTGTTGTCCTACTGTATCAGCCATTATTCCTCTTCTTCGTTATTTTCTTCTTCCTGAGTTTCCTCAGGTTTTTCTTCAATTTGTTTATTTTCTTCTTCTGTCATTATAATTATACTCCGGGTCCGCAGCTTGGTTTAAGCTCCATTTTAATTGTATTTGTATCTGTTCCGTCTTCTAAAGCAATACCAATTATTTTAGAACCAGATAGACCTGCGGTATTAACTACAGAATAAACTGTATTTGAAAGTGATGCTCCATTTGTTGCTAATGGGTCTCCAGCGGTGCATGAACCTGATAATGTAACCTTAAAAATTCCTTCTCTATAAACTGCTAATTGTGTAGTTCCATCATTTGCAATCTTTTCTACAGCAGCTATTCCAGCCACCATATCGTCATCAGCTGCACATAGAGCAGCAGTCATAGGGTCAGAAAGAGTTAAGATTGCTCCTTTTTCTATACCGATTCCGTTAGCTACTGTAAACTTTATCGGAAGTCCGGTTTGTATTAAGAGAGTTGCTTCGTTTGACATTTGAATACTTCGGTAATATCGCTTAGTTATTACTTAGTTTTCCCCCTTTTTATATTTTTCGGTGAACCGAATAACTGCCAAGCTTTCAATATAAGCCCTGCTGTTGCAAGAATACACAGATATATTATTCCAGCGTCTATTAAATTCATACTGCTTCGTGTTTCCAGCCCGGAAATCTATGATGTGACTTCTCTACTAAATCAGGGTCGTGTCTCACTCCAAGAGGAATAATTGAGACAAAATCAGTAAATATCGGCAAAATCTTTTTTGTGTCAAAATCCTTTGGAGCATCCATTATTCTTAGAAATTTCTTCAACATCTTTAATGGACTTAATCCCAATATCTTTTTATTTAGATTATAGGGTGGCTTTTGGTGAAATCTCAAAGTAGTAAGAACCACATCCTGATGCTCTCTTGGAAAAATAAATTCATAAACTCCAAAAGGCAGGATACGAACCTGGCACTGAATAGGAATAAACATCTTTTTCTTTCCTTTTGTGTATGTTAATGGAAGTTTTGTGTGGACTAACTCATCTAAAAAGTATCTTACTTTGTCTTCCATTCCATAAGCCATAAAAACTGCGTGCATTATATCTTTCCTTCCATCACTCTTTTTGCATAGTCTGCTGCACTTTCTTCCTTCTTCACTTCAGGCTGTTCTCCGGCATCAGACTTTCCTGAAAGGATATTCTTAGCGGTAAGTTCTTCATTCCTTTCAACGAGCTTTTTATAGTCTTCAACCCCTCTCTGTATACTGTCCCTAAGGTCCCGAGCCTCTTTAAGAAAGTCGTATCTCTTGTCTTTTGTGCTGACTTCTGGTTTTTCTTCTTTTTTCTCCTCTTGTTTTGTTTCATTTTCTGTCATTTTAAAATATGATTAAGCCAATAGCAATTCCTATTAAAAGAGCTATCCACCATTCAAGTCTTTTTATTCTTTCTTCATAATTCTTTCTTTTCATTTTGTAATCTCCTTAAAAATGCAACCGATTCTGGAATTTTCTTTTCTCCAAAAGCTTCTGCTGCCATAGCTGCAGCAACTCTACCTCTTCCTTCTTGCAATTTCTCCTTTAATTTTAACAATCTGGCCTCTATTGCTCTACCTCTCAAAGCAAGAGCGACTTTAGAGGAAGTCAAAGCAGATAATTTTAATTGTTGTTCTAAAGCCAAGAGATTTTCTTCCATTCTATCATATTTATCAAAAGCAGTCATGGGGTCTAAACTACCACTATCTACTGCTCTCGCTGGAATTGTCATCATTTCATTATATTGAGAAAGAGCAACTTCAAGACTTTTAATCTGTCCGTCTGTTCCAACAAATTCAGAAATAGGCTCACGGACTATCCCTGCTAATCCCACAGCCCCAACACCTGTTAAAATCGCGCCGAGAGGTATACCATTTTGAGTTAAAATTTCTTCTGTATCTTCTAATCTTGTATCAATTTCAGTGGAAGTTTCAATTTCAACCACATTTTTTAAATCTTCTTCAAAAGTAGTAATTTCAGCCTGAGATATTGGCTTCCCTTTCTCTCTTTTTTCCTCAAAATCTAAAAGCCCTCCCATAGTATCAATCTCTTTGAGTGCTTTTGAGACACTTTTAGGAACTAAAGATTTAAGAATTCTTACCATAACTCCCAAATTTTCCTGCTCAGGGGGAATAATTCTTTCTTGTTCAGTCTCTTTAAAAACTCCTCTTTCTTCAAATGTGCTTCCTAATTCCTGTTGGGCTGCTTTCACTTCTTCAGGCGTCTTCTGCCTTCCTGCTTCTTCCTCTGCTCGTGCTGTGGCTTCTTCCATAGACAAACCTTTGGACCTTAATTTTTCTCTTCTTCTTAAGAAAGCCTGAGCTTCTTCTTTTCTTTTTTCACTTTCTTCAGGGGCTGGAAATGGTTTAGATTCTTCTATATTAACTGAAACAGTAGGTTTCTCTTCTTTCTTTTTCTTAGGAACTTTTCCTTTTGGAATTAAATCTAATACTCCTCTTGGCATTTTTTATTTTTCCTTTATTTTGTTTTTAATTGAATTGGGATTGTTACTCCTATTGCTAAGGCGATAACTGCAATCACAGTCGTAAGGATTGCTCCGTTGAAGCCTTTTAGCATAGCGCATATTTCTAAGCCTGTGAGGCATACTAACCCTGTAGCAATAACTCTCCAATCCACTTTTTTTGTTGTCATTATTCATTCCTCATTATTGTTGGTTTTGTTTCTGAAGGTTGAAATCCTGTCTGGCCTGTGTTTTTTTCCTCATCTTCAACAATAGGCTCTTTTAATGAGACAGGTCTTTCAAATTTAACTTTAATTGCAAGCTGGTTCCACAAGTCCTGCTCAAGCTCTCTTTGTTCAGCCATATATACCTGTTCAAAGGTTAAATATCCTACCTTACTGCTTGCTTCTGTATATTCCTGTGAACCACCTAATATAATCTTTGGAACTCCCACATTTCTATAAAAAACATCTTCTAACATTCTAATCCATTCCATATATGCCTGGCTTGCTGGTGGTGTTAGGTCCTGAAAACTTGCATCTGAAGGTTTTCCAGGCATAATAAGAACTTCTCCATTTTTAATAGCTTCTTTATATTGTTCTCTATATGTGGATATTTTAGAACTATCATCCTCATCAACATACAATACTCTTATTGTGCTTCTGTGCATAATTCTTCTAAAATCAGATAGTGCTTCATTTCTTGCATCTATTATCCACTTACAACTTTCAACTACTGATGTTCCATGTATTTCGTTAGCTACACGATTATTCACTAAATGTAATATCTCTGAAGGTTCATACTTTCTCTTCACTTCCTCTGACTTAGCATCAAGCTCCTCATATCTAACAACAATTCCTTTTTTATTAACTACCACTCTTATTCTACCTGGGTTTAATTTCTTTAAATTAATTAGTGTTCCTTTATCATTTCTGATTATCTCAGCAAAGGCGTCTCCATTTACTTTCTTGACTACAACCATATCTCTCATAATAGTATCAAAACTATCCTCTCCCCAGCCTGTGATATTCTCCAGAATTATTTTTGTTCTATTGTCAGTAATGTAACCTTTTCCTGTAACCCACATAGCAAGACTATCTATAGATTGTTTTAATTCCGGAATTGTTTTATAATATCCTAAATAAGTCGTCCAATTTGGATTATCCCAATATGTCTCTTTTTGAAGACTTGTAGCTTCATCTATTGTCTTCGGAGAAACCTTATAACTTGGTAGTCCTTCTTTTAGTTGTGTTGTTGTTGTTTCTCTTATGTCGTGTTCCATTTTATATTATATCTCCTCTAATTTGAAAGG